TTCTTGTCGCCAACGAAGGCGAACTGTGATGCGCTCAAATCCTTTCCGGCAACGCGCTTGGTTTTAGCTTGCCGCTTTTCTGCCGCTGGCGCAGCAGCCCGGTCGCCGCCCACGCGCCCGACACTCATTTCGTCTTCTTCTTCCTTGCCGCCGCCGCCTTTCTTCTTATCTTCGCGCGGCGTTCCCATGGTGTTTTGACTGCCTTCACAGTTCGCGTCCGTGCAGTCTGGGTCGCTGCAGTCTTCGCAGCGCCCGTCTTCGCATTCCATGCAATCGCATTCACAGTCTTCGTTTCGCTTTTCCAGCTTCTTGCGCAGCGCGTGCGGCAAACCGTCCGGCCACAACGAACGGATGAAGACGCCGGATTCTTCATAAGCCGGAAACGCCACAACGCTGACATCCAGCAGCTGCACATCCCGCAGTTCACGAATCTTTTCGCCATCGTCGCCACGCATCCACGCATCTTCGTTGCAGCGAAATCCGAAAGACATCTGGTCCAAGTCGCCGCGCCTAATCGATTCCACAACATCGCGACCGACAGAAGTGTCGGGCGGGTCGATTTCGCAGCGCAGTCCGTGTTCGTCTTCTTCCAGCCGCAGCGTGCCAGCTTTTGTGCGCCCGATAATGTTGGCTGGCTGGTGATCAACCAGCGCCCGCACATCGTCATTCTGAATGGCGTTGCGAAACGTCCCGGGCGCGATGCGTTCGCGAAATCCCTGCAGCGGCTTGGATAGCGTATTGAAAACCGCAGCGTAGCCGACAATCTTTGGCTTTCCAGCCTTGTCGCGCAATTCCATGCGTTCCCCAGCAAACCGAACTTCGCGCTTCTTCATCGCGTTGCCTCCTGCGGCTGTAACGCCGAACATGCCAGATCGAATTCTTTGTCGACAATCTGCTGCGTGGTCATCGTGTCCCATTCATCACACCGCAAATACAGGTCTGCAGCGTAAGCGCGCGCAGCGACTTCAGCGTCGTCGCGCCCCATCATCTTTCCCATCAGTTCCAGCACGCGCATGAAGGCTTGGCTGACCGACTTCTGCAGCTGCGCGCTGCGGTCGTATTTCACCGAACGCCGCACCGCATCTTCAAACAGCCCGCGCGCATATTCGCGAACCTTGTCTGGTCCCATGGTCAGCTGCGGCGGCGTCGCTTCAGGCGGCAGCTGGCGCAATGCCGGGTCCGTGACCACGTCTTCGCCTTCTGCGGACTGCTTGCCAGCTTCATCGCCCTTGTCCGTGTCCGGCTTGCCTGCTTGCGCTGCCAGCTGGTCTTCAATCGAATCAGCCGGAACCATGTTCAGCGGCGTCAGATAGATGTCGCCTTCCGGTCCGATGACGTTCATGTTCTCGCTGCGGCGGATGTCGTTCGCCGACAGCCAGCCCCACTGGCGCCCTTTGGAATATCCATCCATGCGCGTGCCGAAATCGCCGCGCAGCAAGCCGTCTTCATCGTGCTCGAAAAAGTATTGACTGCTGGGAAACAGTTTGGCGTTCAATTCTTCTTCCCAGCGCACGAACCATGGGCGCAGACACGACTTCACATAATCAAGTGACTGGTGTTCGATGTTGCTGAATGTAGCTTTTTCCAGAATGCCGATGATGTGCGGCGGGATGCGAAACAAGCGCGCAATGTCGTCCGCATTCAGCTTGCATGTTTCCACATACTGCGCTGCATCGTTCGCAATCGTCATCGGCTTGAATGACATGCCTTCTTCCAAGATGGCGATTTTGTTCGCGTTTCTGGGTCCGGTGAAGATGGAGTGCCATGATTGACGTATCCGCTCCTGTGCTTCTGGTGTCATCTTCCCCATCAGTTCCAGCACGCCTCCCGGTCTGCTCCCATTCAGGAAGTAGTACAGTCCGAAGTTTTCCAGTGCCAGACCTAAACCCACGGTCGTGCGATGATGCCTGATCGTGTACAGCCCGACGTAACCATCCATGCTGCAATCTTTGATATGCAGCATGTCGTCGGACAGAATGCATTTCGTTTCTGCGGTGCGCGGATTCGTTGACACATAACGCAGCGTGTTTGACTTCGTCAGTTCCGGGCGCACAAACTGCGGATACAATGGCCAAAGATTTGTGACTTTGCCAGCGCCGTTGTATTCGATTTCCGCGAAGGCATTGCCCCAGACCAAAGCATTCGCCGTCATCACTTGCCTGAATGTGCACGCCGTCATGTGCGGATTCGGGCGCTTGCGCAACAAGTCATACTCTGGACGGTTCGTCGCTTTCTTCCGCGTGCCTTTGGAATCTTCGCTAAACAGATGCAGCGGCACAGTCCCGACATCTTCGCTGATTGCCTTTACACAAGCCCGCACGGTCGTCAGCTGCATCGCCGTGTGTTCGTTGACGTGAATCTGTCCGTCTAAGCCGAAGCCGCCGCTTAAGGTTTCGAACAACCAGTCAGCGGGTGCGGACAGCGGCGTCGCCGGATTTTCCAGCGACAGCGACCGCTGTTCTGCTTGTTGCAGTCCAAAGCTGAATTGACCAAAGAACTCCGCAAGTTTTCCCATCAGATTGTCAGCAAGCCCCGCGACTCATAGACAGACGGTCCGCTGTCCGGCTTAATCATGGCGCGCGCTAATGCATCGATCAGCGCAGAAATGCCGTCGATTCTTTCTGAAGAACGCGCCCGGTCCGGCTTGATGTTCCCGGCAGGGTCTTGCGCTGCCACTACGTTCGAAGCGTTCCAGCGTGCGACTGCATGGCTGCGATGAAAAAGCATCTTGCCCACAATCAGCCGCTGCAGTTCCTTCATTGGCGCAGACATCGACTGAAAGCCTTGCCCCAGCGGCACCATCGTCAGCCCGTCGCCTGTCAGCTGTGTAACCAGTTGCGTCGCGTTCCATCGGTCGTATGCAATTTCCACAATCTTGTAAGCGTCAGCCAAGCATTCAGTGTTATGCAGCTGAATGCCACGGTCGCTGATGCCCGCTTCGATGTATGTGCCGCTGACATCCCGGCGTATGCCGTCATAGTCGGTGATGTCGCCGGGCGTTGCCGTGATCAGCCCTTGCCGGGTCCACAAATCGTAAGGCACGTTATCGCTTTCGCTGCGCTTCACAATGGCGCGTTCTGGCACCCAGTAGCGCCAGATTGCTGCCCAAAATTCACGCGTCGGTGTGGGCGGAAAAACCAGACACAGCGAACACATGTCCGTGGTCGATGCCAAGTCCAGCCCGCCATAGCACGGCTGTCCGCGCAGCTGCGCGATGTCAAAGTCAGCACCGCAATCATCCCAGCGCTGCAAGTCCATCCACTTCTTTTCAATCTGCGTCCAGATGCAGAAATTAAGGCGGCACACGATAAGTTCGTTGCCGGGAATTTCGCTGGCAACCTTGACTTGTTCTTCCAGATACTTTGCTGGAATGGAAACACCCAGATTCGGATTCGCTTTCGGCCACACATCGGGATTCTTCCAGTCGTCGCCTTCATCCAGCCCGCACACATAGCAAAACCATGCATCGTTTTCGAAGATTCCCGTCAGCAGCTTTTCGCTGTACTCGTGATGACGCCAGCAAATTGAATTCCTGTCATAGCCGCTGTTTGTGATTTCCACAATCAGCGCCTGTCGTCTGCCTTTGGTCCCAGCGCGCAGCTTGTCGACCACAATCGACGATTGATGTTCATGAACTTCATCCAGCGCGGCAAAGTGCACGCGCAGCCCATCCAGCCCGCGATGTTCAGAACTGACTGGACGGAAGAAACTGCCGCTTGGCAGATGCGACAGATTGAAAACTTTTTGCGCGCCACTGGCACGCACGCGCGCAGCCAGCGTCGGACTGGCGTCGCGCATCTTCACCGCATCCTGAAACAACAAGTGCGCCTGATCGCGCGTCGTCGCGGCGGCGAAGCATTGCGCTTGCGGTTCGCCGTCTGCCGCCAGCATCAGCAAGCCGATGCCTGCAACCATCGGTGTCTTGCCATTGCCTTTGCCGATTTCTACATACGCATGACGGAACCGCCGCACCGCGTCAACCGTCTTCCAGCCGAACAGCGAACCAATGATGAACTTCTGCCACGCTTCCAGTTCAAACGGCGTGCCTACTTCGGGCAGCACCAGCACGTCTGGGAAGAATTGAATTGCGCGATTGGCGGCAACCGGGTCGAAGTACAGCCCGCGTCGATGCCCGTCCTTGCGGTCGCGCTGGTGCCGTTCGCACGCTTGTCGCACCAGCCTTCCGGCGATGATGCGCCCAGCCAGCACTTCACTGGAATAATGATCGACTGGATTCCGGTGCTGACTCATTGAAATAACTTTCCGCGCGTTGATCGCGAACCGACTTGCGCGCTGGTGTCGCGCGGATTCGCGTGCGCGATGCTGGTGTCAGCCCGAATTCTACGCAATACGCCCGCAGTTCTTTTAATCGTGCGATAGCTTCCGTGCAAGCCGGATTCTTAATCACGTTCGCCACATACGGACGCCCGGCTTCGTCTTCCTTGGTAATCGTAATCTTGAAGCCGTGTTCATCGATGTCAAGTTCGGCTTGCACCCAGCGCGCATAACACTGGCAGTACGCTGCCAGCGCGCTGCCTTCAATGGTTGCCAGCACGCCCATGCGGTCCAGTTCCGCAGTCGCTTCCTTCCACGCCCGGCGTGCTAAGCCTTTCAGAAATCTTGGACGCTTCGGTTTGCCCAGAATCACTTCTGGTTCTGCGTCACTTAGCGGGCGGTGTCCATGTCCAACAACTTTTTTGATTGCAGTCGGCGTCGGTCGTCTTGGCATCTGGTTCCCTACGAAAATTTGATTCGGGCGCGTATGCAAATAGG